TCGGCTAACACTTCTGTAAGGAATTTACTACCAGAATAACCAAACCTTTTAATAGTTCCTTTCTTGCCTATTGAACGTGCTATAATAAACGAAAGTGATGTAAGAGCCTTTTCAAATGGTAGTCGTTTGCTTTGTGGCTTCATCTTTTGCAACACATCAGCAGGGCTTATTCCTTTCTTCTTTATCCAATAGGCAATAGCTGACGGTGGCGCAGGTCTACCAACACCCCGACCACTCTCTACATACTTCCAATAGTCTTTCATTGAAAGCGTCCAACTGTTACCAGTGTTTACTTCTGTGATTATTATGTTTGCATCAGCAGCTAAATCACTTGCTTGCCCTCCGCCACTTACAACACCTTTAGCTAATAACTTATCTGGTATTCCTTTACTCTTTAGATTGTAAAGCCATGCTAAAGCTATGCCGTCAACTGTATTGTCAAACTTATAATCTACATCAATAGCAGAAATCGGAACTCCTAAACCGTCTGTAAAATCACTTGCCATATTGCTTCATCATTTCTTTGTGTGCTTTTAACTCCGCCTCTTTCTTATCCTTTAAAAATTGCACCGTATTTAAAAACTCTAATACATTCATTTCAAATATATCACCCCACTTTTCTAATCGTTCCCTGCAAATAATATCTACCCAATTTAACCACCCGTATTGCTCCATTCCGCTTCGTTTTCCTTCAGAACTTTTGCGGAATATGCCAGCGAAATTTCGCTCCATTCTTTCCACAACTCCAAAAAAAAAGCGGTCAAAGGTGCTGCAATAGTTATCGGCATTTCATCATTAAACAGCTTAGCCCTTGCTTCGTGTGTACTGCCGTCATACCTTTCACCCTCATAGCATAGTACCGCCATTACCTTATGGATGTTATCCTTTTCCTTTGCGTATTCTTTTAAGTCGATGTACTGCCCGGCTGTGAGTTCGTTAATCATGGTGGTGATTTTATACTTAACCCCTTTATGCTCCCACGCAATAGGTATAACCTGCGGAATAGGCTCAATCATAAACTCTAAACTATCTGAATAGGCTTTCAAAAATATACCTAACGGAATATCCCGCACCTCCTCAATCGTTTGCCTACTCATTAAAGAGTATAGGAAAACTTTTTTAGTCAGTTCGTCAAAGTCTTCATCGGTTATGATTGATTGTATTTCTCTAAACTTTCCGATTGTTATTTGTTCCCACGTCATATTCATAAATATAAAATTTGTACTTTTGTTACTATGAAAATATCTAATAGACAATTCATTATTATTATTTGGTTGTGCTTAATTTTATTCCTTACTATTGTTCAGTGTGCATCTTTTTGTATTCATAACGGGCTTCACCTTGAATTTACTGTTATGGCATTCTTTTGTTTTATAGGTGCTTATTACTGTTTAAAGAATTAACATCTTGCCTGCACCCTTTAAAGACTTGTACGCAGCCCACGCAAAAGCTAAACTCATTACCCCGTCATCGTGAAAACCCTGAGGTGCTGAATACTTTATCTGTCTGGTCTTTAGGTTGTAGTCATAAGTAAAGTTATTTAGTTCATCGATTAGCCACTGCTCATTTAGTATTCCTATTTCGCGCTGCTCAAATGCTACTATTAAATCCTCAATGATATTCTGTTTATTCTTCTGCCCGGTTACGAAAGGCTCAATGTGGTTTTTATTGTAGCTTATCCTGTTGCGTATCTGTTCATAAATAGCGTCCTGCGCGTTGTTAGCCTCCACTATACAACGGGGCTTATACTTATTCAGCACCTCAATAACGTTGGTTATTATCTCTGCCCATTCTAAGTGTCGCCACCTTTCAACGTGTAGCATTTGCCCGTTCTTATTTAGAATAGTTACTACCGTATAGTCGTCTGCCCTACCTAAGTCAACTCCTGCATAGCACTCTAATACGTTTGCAGGGCTGTTATTGATTGAACGTTTAACGTCAGGAAATACACTACTGCTGTCATCTAAGAACTCCGCTAAATATTCCTGTCTAAAGATATGCTCTGGTAAGTTCCGCCTTGCATCTTCTAATTCACTTGCAGGGATTAGCGGGTTGTCGTATGACGTTCCGCGTATGGTATGATAGTTCTCATTCTCATTACTCATGTTCGCCATGCGAAACATTAAGCCTTTGCCCTTTGGTGTGGATAAGAAAAGAACCTTACGCCCCTTAACTATGACCGTTGCTTTGAGTACCTCATCCCATGCTTCGGTCTTAAAGTAGTCAAACTCATCACAGATAAGGTAGTCGAATGTGTTACCCCTTATACTATCATAGGCATCGGCAGAAAAAAACTGAAGCCTGCACCCAGTTACAAACTCCATTATCAGGTCGGACTTATTAACGGAACGCGCAAAGGGGCAGCCATTCAAACCACTCTCTAATTCTCTAAATACTTTCTTTGCCTGTGAGTAGACAGGGGAAACCCATCCTATCTTTGACTTGCCTAAACCCGCCCAATACAAAGCCTGATTAGTTCCTAATAATGTTTTACCAAACTGCCGACCAATAGGGACGGTGTAGTATTTCTTATTAAGGGTATTAAGCGATTGATGTATTTCCGCTTGCTTCGGGTGCGGGGTGTATAATGTCAGTTGTTGCTGTTCCAAAATCTACTTTCCATGTGCCGCTTGTTTCTATTACTTGTTTATCTACCCACCCCTCACGAGCCTTTAAATAAAAGATTAACCCTGTAGTGTTTCCTATTCCGTTCTGTAAAGCGTGTATCTTAAAGTCTTTAGCTTCCTCTTTAATTCTTTTTACTATGTTAAAATAGGCTTCATACCCTTGCGCCTTTTCGTAGTTGTGAAGTGTTGCCCTGTCTATGCCGATTGAAACGCAAAAGCCTTCTATTGTAGGTAGTTCTGGGTTGTGTATTTTAACTGCCTTGCCTGCGCTTGCTGTTTCGGTCATTCGATTGTTGCACCTTTGAACATATACTATCCACTCCTGCTCAACTTCTTCAGGGGTAAAATACTTTCCGTTCTGTAATCCTGTTGGCATCTTATTTAATTCCTTTTGTTGATAGTTCTTTTCCTGTAATCAACTGGTAATAATTTTGGTACTCATGTAAAAATCTAACTTTTTCGGGTGGCTCTACTGATTTACACAGCCATTTATCCTTTAAACAAACTACCGATATAGGGCTTGTAAAATCAAAATATATAACATCTTTCACGTTTATTGGCTCTGTCACATATCCTTCGGTGTCAATTCTTACAACCCTTACAAATATTCCGCCTCTCATTAATATATTGCCTATTCTTAAATCGCTTGGTTTTAGTTTCATCTTATTTTATTCTTTGAAAAACTCTTATGTGAACCACTGAGGCTATCTCTTTGTAGTATGCGTTGGGTAACAGTTCATCTACTGCGCGGCTTACCGTTTCAATACCGGGAAACATTCCGTGAGGTATATTGTATTTGTTAGCGCAGTCGTCAATGACTAAGTAACCGCCAACCTTTACGAAAGATGAATAAGTGTAAACGTCTGAGCGCGCTGCTTCGTATGAATGCCCTCCGTCTATGTAAAGCATATCGTAGTCCCCTGCTGCCTGTGTTATTACATCGTCATCGAAACTTAGACCCTTAATTATTTTAGGTTGTTTCAGTTTGAATTTAGTATGTAGGTCTTTAATGTCTTTAGGGTAGTCGCTTTCCCAGTGTCCGCCTGTGCTGTCTAAGGGTGTTATTCCGGTAATGGTTGCTTTGGGCTTTAGCATTCTGAATAGTGCTAACGTCTGCCCTCTAAAAACTCCTATCTCAAGTAGGTTAGCTTTCTCTGGTAGTTCGTTTAGAATTATTTTGAACAGGTGGTAGAAGCTGCGCTCGCCAAAGCCTAAGATATTACTTTCTACATGGTCGCGTAGTGCCTTTAGTTTCGGGTCTGCATTAGTCAGGTCTTTAAACGTTTGGTCTATTGCGTAGTGACTTGCCTCCGTGTCCTTCCAGATGTCTTGTAATTCTTTTAATGTATTCATATTAGTTTGTAGAATTTATCCATCGGTGTATGACCGTTGCCATGCACAAAGATAGGAAAAGTTTTTGTAATTGTATTATAAACTTTGTCTGTCAGTATAAAATTATCTTCAGGACAAAACGCAATGGTCTGAAATATGTTACAGTCACTGTCTAACTTTACCAAAGGTGTTTGACTTAGGAAGCGGTCAGTAAACCAAACCTGATCTACAGTATCTTCTTGCGGTACGTTGTACTTATAAACCGATTGAAAGACTTGAGAGTTACAGAACCAACCGCCACCGTTAATATATTTAAAAGGGTTGTTTGGGTCTTTAAGTTCCGGGTAAAAAGGTATCTTATGCGGGTGCGGATAGCATGCTCTTTCAGCACTCATAATAATACAGTCAAAGTCTTTTACCCTGCTTAGTGCTTCGTTCATCGTATCTAATACAATCGTATCGTAACTATCCGAATAAAAGAAGTGAGTTATATCCGGATTAGCTTTTAGATAGTTGTTGGTTTGAATGAGTTTATTTCCAAAGCCTGTCCACTCATGCTCAATGATATGATAGTCCCAACCGAATTTAATTAGAGACTTCTGCAACATTGCAGTATTACCCATATCGCTTGCCGTTGTGATTAACTTACACTTCATAAGGGTTGTAGTATATTGGTCTCGTTCCGGCTAAGTATTCATTAACTTCTTTAATCACTTGCTGCGTATATTCGCCCGCATGTTTTTCTTTCCATCCCTGAAAAGGTGTATCTCCGTTGTCGATGTGGTCTATCTCAATCTGTGGCAGGAATACATTTTTAAACCCTGCTATGCTACTTCGCCAACTCGACATTGTGTCGTCATAACCATAAACACCGGGCTGATATAAATAGCCAATCTTATCTAATAAAGCACTACTATACATTTGACAAGTACCTATAATATGCTTTGCCTTTTCTACTAATATCCACTTTTCACCGGGCTTCTGCGGTATCATTTGCAATTCACTTTTATAGTCTGGGTTAAAGTGACCCGGTCTTTCGGCTAAGTCCTTTCGCTTCAATCCTATAATTCCAATCTCTTTATCCCGGTGCAAACATTCTACCATTAGTTCTACCCATCCTGACTGATGCCAGACTACGTCATCGTCTAATTTAATACAGTGCTGACCATCTTTTCTTAATTTCCAAATTTTATTCACCGCTTCGGCAGTCCCTATATTTTCATCATTAAATATTTTATAGGTTATTATTTCGTCAAACTCTTTTAAAATATCTAATGTTTTGCCGGTAAATGAATTTATACTTAACCCAAGTTTATGAGTTTTAAAATCAACAGTTTCGCGCAAACTACAAAGCATTTTATAAAGGCATTCATCCTTTTTATTTTCAAGCGTAGAATAAATTGCAACAGCTATTAATACTTCCATATATAACCTCCCGTTGTTTTTCTTAAACCCTTACAAACCAAACCAATATTTGAACTGTTTAGTTTAAGATTTTCTGATGCTGATTTTATACTTTCCCACTCCTTAATAAAAATTCCGATTATACTATATTGCTTAACACGGATTAACTTATTTCGAGTATGTCCCATATTTGACAGCGATAAATTAATCCTATGCTGTTCGCTTCTTAGCGGTTTCTTCTTTCCTATTGCAGATGCAGACATTTTGTTTCTTGTTTCAATAGATACTTTTCTACCTGTCAACCATTTAGGACTAAGCCCTTTCATTTTTTTTATTGTTTCTTCTGAATGCTTGCCCCTGCTTCCTGCTTCCCTAATGTTTAACAATTCAAAGCCGTGCTCTTTATAAGCATTCATATAAGACTGCTCTAAATCATCTAATTGCTTTTGTGTAATTGTTTCTGTAACACACTCTATTGTTTCAAACTTATGATTATTTGTCCCGTGCTTGGTAAATGATAAAAAAAGCTTTCTTTGGTTTTTACAGAGCGTTGCGTTTTTATAATCCTTATTGAACCGCTTTTCTATATCCCAACTTTGACCGATATAAACCTTTCCTGACGGTGAAGTTATTTTATAAATACCTATCATACTTTATCTTTATATTCGTTGTATATTCGTTTAAACATGGTTACTATACAGAAGCCACACCATAAATCTACCGTTCCGTTGTAGTTATTCTTTAATTCAATCACTGCACCGTTAGCACCGTTTGGTATGTACTCATGTACCGCCACCATTTTAATTAAGTCCCAGTGCTTCTTTACAATCTCGACATCCATCGCTCAAAGATAATTGAAAAGGTTGATACTACTATTGCCAAAGGTATTGAATAGAACTCATTACCGTAATAAATAAACGCTGCCAACCCCAACCATAACCCCATACATTTTGAACAGGAGAAGGGCTTTATTCTAATTTTAAACATCGGGCTTAGTATATTGGCAACGTACCAACTAACAACCGGAAGCATTAAGATTAGTTCTAAGTTCTTTAATAAATTCATTTACATCTTTGCATACTGTCCTGTAACTTATTCCTGTCAATGCTTCTACCTTTCGCGCTGATCCTAATTCTGTGTAGGTTCTTAATAGATTTACTTTGTACCATCCGCCTGATGACTGCCCCCTTTTTTCGTAATCGATAAGTAGCTTTTCAGCTTCTGCTCTCTTAGTTTCAAGTTCATATACTTGTTCGACTTCTTCGCTCGGTTCTGTAAGTTTTGTGATTGCTTCGGTGTCATCGTATATTACTTTGTATTTTTTATAGAACTTGCCATTAGGTGAAGTCATATTAATCAGGGTGCGAACAATCCAAAAATGTATGTAACCGTTTGAATAGATTTCATGCAGTTTATCTGGGTGTAATTCACAAAGTATGATAAATAGTTCCTGATATAAGTCGTCATGGTTGGGGTAGCCTATTTTTTTACAGGCTTCTTTTATCTTCGCGTCTTTTGAAAGTTCGTTTAGTATATCCATTTTAAAAAGCAAGGGCAGAACTTTCATCCCACCCTCGCCTAACCACTCCATGAAAACCGATGCAAGTTTACTAAATGTTTTTTAATTGTGCAAATTTATTTTTAAGTATGTGTTTCTCTAAATCAGCAAACGATGGTATTATTATCTGGCCGCCCTCATGCAACGGCTCAATAGTTTCAGCTTTGAATGTTTCACCGTCATACGTGCCGGTTACTTTTAGTTCGTTTCCGTTGTAGTTGGTTTCTATTGTGTAGTCGGTTGTTTCCATTATTACTTTTTTTGTTTACTTAACTATATAACAACTCTTAATCCAAGGTTATCCTGAATTACTTTCTTTCGGTTTCTTTTCCAAACAATCCCGAAAGGATGCTTACCTATTCCAAGTTTCCCACTCCAATTCGCGGGTGCTTCGGTTTTCCTTTAAGATACCTTGTCGTATGTCTTCAGTTGTCGAAGTTGCATACACTGTTCCCGAAGCGCGGAAACGTAAACTCTGATTTATTTTGTAAGTGATTGCTGTTTTCTTACGCGGGTAAATC